TCCGGCGACGCTGAGGTGTGCGGCGACGCTTGGGTGTCCGGCGACGCTAGGGTGTGCGGCGACGCTTGGGTGTCCGGCGACGCTGACTATTTATTGATCGGTCGCATTGGTAGTAGATTTAGTTTTACGACATTTTTCAAAAATAAAGACAAAGGTATAACAGTGTCTTGTGGTTGTTTCTTAGGGACTATTGCCGAATTTAGAGCTAAGGTTACCGATACACATGGAAATAATAAGCACGCAAAAATGTATAACCTTGCTGCAGATATGGCAGAACTACAGATTTTAGGCGAAGAACATTTTGACAAGCTGAACACTAATAAGTCAGAACTGTTTTGATAGACAGTCAACTTTAGGAGGTAGGCAATGGGAGATATAACATTGTGGCAAGGTGATTGTTTGGATCTCATGAAAGAGATACCAGATAACAGTGTTGATATGATATTCTGCGATTTGCCATATGGCACAACGGCTTGCAAATGGGATAAAGCAATTCAGCTTGATGTTCTTTGGAATCAATATAAACGCATAATAAAAAGCAATGGTGCCGTTTTATTATTTGGGAAGCAGCCTTTTACAACTGACTTAATAAATAGTAATCGAAAATGGTACCGCTATAGCTGGGTATGGTTAAAAAATATAGCAAATGGGTATCTGAATGCTAAAGTGATGCCTTTGCAGGTTATGGAAGATATTACTGTTTTCTATAGACATAAGCCAATATATAACCCTCAAATAGAAAAAGGATTTGAACGTAAGACTTCTAAGGCGTCAAGCAAAAGAAAATGTAAAGCAGCAGAGGTATATAATAAAGCTATTTGTATAAAAGATTACGATAGCACAGAGCGGTACCCGATAAATGTTTTGTATTTTGAAAGCGATAAGCATAAAACTTGTTTGCATCCGACCCAGAAACCAGTTGCATTATTAGAATATCTCGTTAAGACATATACGGATATTGGTGGAGTAGTACTTGATAACTGCATGGGAAGCGGGAGTACCGGAGTAGCTTGTAAAAAATTGGAGAGAAATTTTATTGGAATAGAGCTTGAAGAAAAATATTTTGATATTGCCAAAAAGCGTATTGATAGTACGCAGATGGCGATAGCGTCAGAACTGTTTTGAGGTGAGATTATGAATTGCGATATATGCCATAAGGATACAACGGCGGGTAGTCACGTAAACAGAGGTCGATATTTTGAGGTGCATATTTGCCCGAGCTGCTTGATGTGGTCCGATGATCTGCGGGCCGTGAAGGCGCGGGAGATAATTCAAAACTTCAAGAATTTGAGATTTTTGGAAGATATTAGTATAAGCCATGAAGGGACTGAAGCACAATGACTAAGCATGAAACAGTATACACATTATTATTTATCTTTGCTGCAGGTTTCCTATGGCAGCTCGGTTGTGCTTTAGCTGAGGTTTTTGTAGAGTGGCAGATCTGGCGATAAGTTAAAACGGCCGCGCATACTAACTATATACAAGCATAAAGGGAAGTATACCCCTGCGGAGGTGATTAGCCCGTAGGGGGGCGGCCTTTTAAATATAAGTTTGGAGTGGTTAAATGTGAAATCCTTGGATATAAAAGCCATGATGGCAATGATTAAAGATGAGCCGGAGGATCAATATATACCGGTATTAAAGTCAGTACTTCTGCAGGCTTTGACGGAACTCAAACATCTGCGTCGGAAAAATAGTCAGCTCGGCGGTAAAAATGCCCGGTTAAGGCGAGAGAAGAAAGCTCTAGAAATTATGTTATCGGCGGTAGTAATAAATGACGACGTGGAATGAACTGCCGGCACACCTTATAAGTAAAGTTCGTTCTGACAGTGTAACGCCTGCTTCGGCTTTACCATGTTGTGAACCGATTATGAAGTATAAGAATAAAATTACGGAAGTAGACGGCATACGGTTTGACAGCGAAAAAGAAGCTGACTATTACTGGCAGTTACACTGGATGATGCGCGAAGGTACAGTAAAAGAGGTTGAACTACAGCCAAAATTTGTTTTACAGCCTGGTTATAAGAGAGACGGTAAAAAGATAAGGCCGATTATTTATCGAGCTGATTTTAAGGTGACGGAAGCTGACGGGCATATATATTACGTCGACACAAAAGGGATGCGGACGCAGGTGTATATGATCAAAAAGAAGATGCTGCTTTATAAGTACCCTGATATTGATTTTAGAGAAGTTTAAGGCGGTGGAGTAGATGAAAAAAGGTGTAAAGATCGATAATAATGGACTGAAGAAATTGAAGTTATTTGCGCCGTATGAAGGAAAAAGCAAATTCTCAATCAGTTTTAATAAGAAAATTCGAGAACAATTAAAAACATGTCGAAAGGCTCGTAATAAAATAAAACGTCGGGTCATGCTGGCGAAAGCGATCATTATATTCGGGTACCACAACATGACAAAGGCGTATGATGCAAAATATCGTTATGAAATGAGGCGACGCTGTGCAAATAATGGACAATAGAACAGAACGTATATTCTCAATGCTTGCTTATAGATATCTTCGGAATAGACATGATAAGGCTATAGTGAGTACATATTATTCTTATTATGAGGAAATATCAGATGGTTTAGTAAAATGCAAAAGGGCAGAAATAACGTACCGAAATAGAATGCTTGTCAGAATAATGGTCAAAAGGCGGTGCAAATTATGAAAAAGCCTGAAATAAAGTACGTAGGCTGGTGCCACGAGTGTAAATGCCTAGGAAGTTTTATTTGTGGTAACTGTAAGCCTAATGAGAAATACAGTTTTGCTAGACCTTCTGAATTTATATCTAAGAACAAAAACCGTTGGGTAAGAATGTAGGAGTAAAAAATGAAATTCTTAGACTATTGTTATTTGTGCATTAATAATAGAAAGGCCAGTGAGTTGAGCGAAAACCCAAAATGTAGTAACTGTATTCAGCTCACTGTTATGTCTATGCCAACTAAGTTTAAATCGCGTAGGATTACTTGGGCTGACAGAACGGAGCTAAAAAAATATGATAGCAATTAAAGAAATGGATATGCCTGAGAATTGCTTAAAGTGTCCTTTTATAGATGAAAGTGGGCAGTATTGTCAAGTTGATGGCAAAGCATTAGTGCCTAATATTCTTTGTATAGATATCGAGGGCGTACGAGAGAATTTTAAGGTTTTAGAAAGCGGTAGACATACATATTGCCCATTAATTGAGATCAAGGAGTGTAAAGAACAATGAATATCATGGATGTTATTTATTTACTAATGAATTGTGTCGTTACAGCATCTATTACTGTGACTATAGCGTCAGCTCTTTGGTCTATATTGGTACTTCTGACTGACAGCAGTGACAGACATAGCCGCTTATATGTCATTACTTACACTACAGGGGCTATAACACTTATATTATTTGGAATAAAATTTCTCGTAGGATGGTTGAAATGACCAATCATAAAATATGTGTTTACAGACAAGGCGGCATAAAAAATGTATGAAATAGGACCGAATTTATCAATGGTATTAATGGCTATATTGACCGTAGTTTTTATAGCTGTTTTTGGATATTTTGGCACAAGAAGGTGAAGAAAAATGCGTGAAATATTATTTAGAGGTAAAGACAGTATCACTAAAAGTTGGGTATATGGGGCACTTGTACAACAACAGGACGACCCTTTAAAAGAAAAAGCGTTTATTATTAGTTATTCAAATTATCAGTTTGGTGATTTTTCAGAAGCGGTTATGCATGAAGTTGACCCTGAAACTGTTGGTCAGTGTACTGGGTTTGGTGATAAGAACGGCAACAAGATATTTGAAGGCGATATCGTCTGTATGGACGATTGGATACCACCATGTATGCAGGTAGCTTATGCACAGGGAGCTTTCTACTTAGCGGAAATTGAAAAACCAGTTAAATATTATGGTGACATTTATTATTTAAACCATGGTGGGAAACCTTATGCAAAAGTTATCGGCAATATCTATGATGATTTGAGCTACTAAAGGAGCGGTGAATAATATGGAATTGATAGATAAAGATGCTTTAGTGGAATATTTAGAGAGAATGGGAAATGAAATATATCCAGGCAATGATGAATATTTTCTAGGACAGAAAACAGGTTTAATGAAAGTCGTTGGTGTTGTAATAACCTTTCCTGCAGTAGAGGAACGTGAGCAAGGATGTTGGAAAAATGGCTGCTGTACCGTATGTGGTGAATCTGCTGCAACCGATAGCCACTTTGACTTTATACCCGAGGAAGAGCAGAAATATTGCTGGAATTGCGGGGCTATTATGGACGGTAAAGCTATATGTAATGATTAATAAGTAAAAATATAAATCACCCTGATCTAATAAAATGGAGGCATAAAATATGAAAAATTCAATGGGAAAAGTGTTTATAGGTACTATGATTTTAATATTTACAATTATAGGCGGTATAGGTTATCCGCTTTACAATGTATGGACGAGTGAACAAGCTGGCATTGCAGAACTTAGAAAAGCAGAAGGAAATAGAAAAATTGCTATTCAAGAAGCTGAAGCTAAGAAAGAAAGTGCAAAGTCTTTAGCAGAAGCAGAAATCATCAGAGCGAAAGGTGTGGCTGAAGCTAATAGAATTATTGGAGATAGCTTAAAAAATAACGAAGCTTATTTACGGTATCTTTGGATTCGCAATCTTGAGGATGGACCTAATCAAATTATTTATGTGCCTACAGAAGCGAATTTACCTTTGTTAGAAAGCTCCCGACACATTGCTGATAATTTATTGAGTAAGGATGTACTTAATGATTGATAAATTAGAGTTTATTGGGATAGGAATATTATTTTCGATTTGTCTGGGAAATTATATTAAAGAAAGAACAACATCTACACTTCTTATGCTTATTACTTATATCATTTTAGTAATTATTAAGATATTAAAGTAATCTATCAAACTGGGAGTATATTTATCAATATGCTCCCAAACCTTAATATTTTAGAAAATTTCCTTCCATTATATATGCTATTTTTATGACAAGGGACGCTGGTCCCTTTTGACTTGATTCAATCTATTAATTTAAGGCGGATTTTATCATGTATATAAAAAAATCAATTTTTGCGGGGATGACGCTGGAAGTCGAAAAGACTTACACGATTAAATATAAAAGTAAAAAAGTGACCAAGTCGGCCAATATAAACCCTACTCCGGAAAATATGAAAAAAGTAAATGAACGTAATGCTGCAAAAAAATTACGATGGCAGATCAACACTAATTTCAGATCAGGTGATTACCATTTGATTCTCACTTATAGACCGGAAGAAAGAGCGCTCAATCCAGAAGAAGCAAGAAAAGACCTGAAAAGATTTTTGGAAAAGTTGAGAAGTCATTACAAAAAAATGGGGCTGGCACTGAAATATGTGGCGGTAGCCGAATATGGAAAAGTTTCCATGCATTTCCATTTGGTGGTCAACGGTGGTATATTGCCGGAAGAAATAAATAGAATATGGGGGCATGGCAGAGTTGGGCTGAGAGTGTTGGATGATTCCGGAGACTATATCAAGCTTGCTGCATATTTAATAAAACAGACCAGTAAAACATACAACGATCCTGAAAAAGCTGTATTCAGGAAAAGATGGTGCTCGTCTAGAAATCTTAAAAAACCAGAAATTAAACCAGAAATAGTTAAAGCTGACAGTTGGCGTGAAACTCCAAAAGTGCCGCAAGGGTATATGTTAATTGCTGACAGCGTGGAATATGGCGTAAGTGAAATAACCGGGTATCCATATCAATATTACCGAGCAATTAAAATATCAGATAAACCAAAGAAAGGACGGCGTGAATATGATAAAAATGGTATTAGACATACCACCTAGTGTGAATCACTGTTATGTAAATATTGCTGGTCAGCGTAAAGGCAGGAAATTGACTGAGGCAGCTAAGAATTGGAAGCTCCTTGCCGGTTATGAAGCCAATCAGGCAAAACGGAAACAGGGCTGGATTTACCCGGACAAAGATGAAAAAATCGTCCTGCTGTTGTGGGCGTTTTGGCCAGATCGTCGTCCTCGCGATATGAATAATTGTCATAAGCTCCTGCCGGACGCTCTTGAAAACGTCCTCTTTGAAAATGATAAAAACGTCCTTGTTCGCGATATGGATTTCTCCTTCGACGCAAAACGTCCTCGGCTGGAAATTGTCGTCGCCCGGAAAGATGAGGTAGACGTGAATGAAACACAATACTAAAAAATTCGTCCTGCAGGAACTGGCTGACTACAGGGAAAGCTGTGCAGAAAATGTCCGGATCCGTGAGCGGATAAATAACCTGAAATGTTCTGGCAATGCAGACGTGACAAACAGGGAGCTTAAGATACTGTTTTTACGACAGGCGTATCTGGAACGGGTTATAGTTGCAATAGATAATTTACGCGAGAATCTGAATGAGGATTTATCACAGTTGTTTAATGCAAAGTTTTTGACCAGGCCGAGTATGCAGGATAAAAAAATAATCGCACAGCTTAATGTCAGCCGTGCGAAGTTTTACAAAGATATTGATTTGATTTGTCAAATGCTGGCCGACAGGCTAGGGCTTTCATAGTTGCACGCAGATTTGCCGTTGCACGCGGTTTTGCCGTTGCACGCGGTTTTGCCGTTGCACGCAGTTTCGCCGTTGCACGCAGTTTCGCCGTTGCACGCAGATTTGCCGTTGCACGTAGTTTTGCCGTTGCACGCAAATAGCCGCTGATATACGTCAGCGGCTGCATTATCAGAGTGGAGAGAGTACCGCAGTATTCAAACTTGCGGATAGTTGGCCACGCTTGCAAAAAAACAAGACCTTTTCGCCCTTGGTGACCTCAACCCCTATAGCTCTAAGCGGTTCTAAAGCTTTCCAAGACGTAGCGCCCTCAAGTACTTTGAGTAGCAAACTATTTAATTCTTTTTTTGTTTTAAATTCAGATTGAGCTTTTTCGTTAACTTGCAAATGTCTGTCACCGTCAACAACTAAAAAAACGCTATACATGATTTACACCCTTTCCGGTCTGCCATCGTCAGAGCTGGGCGCCCATCCCACAGCTGACGCCCACAAGCGTGGGCGTTTCGGCTTAAAATGTTCTGATAAATTCAGCGTTTCCATTCAGATCACTGTTAATTTTTTTGATTGCATTATGTAATTTTCTTTCTGTGAATTCTGTAATATCCCACGCTTTAAAAATAACGTTGTATTCTGCCGTTATAAAAATCATGTTTGCAACTTTTTCAATTTCGAATTTCATTTTTGGTATCTCCTTTAGTTTAATTCGTCGACAGCCACAAGGGTCGTTGATTTGTAGCGGCGGTTAAACTGGTTGCCTCTTTCGTTAATCGTTGTAACAATAACGCTTTGAGCGCCTTTTGGTTCAACTGCCAAAATCAAGCTTCTTAATCCGTAGTTATAGAGTATATGCTGGCCTGGTTTTAGTTCTTGTGCGGCAACGGCATTTTTCCAGCCTATGCCTTGTAATTGGTTTTGGTGTTTGCGCTTTTCTGCAAGTTCTTTTTCAGCTGCTAAATATTGGGATAAGTCTATCATTGCGATCACTCCAATTCTAAATTTTAAATCAGCCTGCCATCATCAGAGCCGGGAGGCTATCCCACGGCTGACGCCCACAAGCGCGGGCGTTTCGGCATTTAATGTTCAGGGGTTATTTTGTCGATAATACATTTACCCGATTTTGTTACATGAAAAGAAATTACTGAATTTTCTTTGTACCTGTGGTTAGTCACTTCATAAGCAATAATTGAATTTGTAGCTGTTTCTAATTCCATAAATGAGCCGTCGTCTACCTCTGCAATAATTCTATATTTGGGCATACCGGAAGAACTGCAATTTAAAGCTTTAAGCAATACTATTCTTTTTACGTTGATTGTTTCAGAGTAATTTTTTGCCATTTTTAGCATCTCCTTATTTGTTCATGATTTATATTTTCTGGTTGTAAATTTCAGTTTAGTATGATATTCTTTATTCGCAGGCAGTGTTGCCGCACTGCCTGCAGGCTAACTATTTGCTAGCTTTTGTTGCTGCCGCTGGTTTTACGCCAGCGGTTTTTCCTTTTTCCATGATGTTGACACCAACCCAGGGCGCCGGTGTTTTTGGAATCTCAAAAGGTTTAATAATGCTTTTCATGTTCTCGCCTCCTCTTAATTAGTGAATTCTTTAGAAGTGATTAGTTATTTCTTTTTCTATATATATTATACTCAAAAATGATAATAAAGTCAATAGCGAATATACTTAAAAATAGAGATTTGTTTAATATTTTATTTACAAAAACCTTCACAATGAGTATAATATAAACAAGAGGTGATATAATGAGCGTTGACAATAAAATAAAAATGATAATGGCAGCAACTAATATTAGCGGTCGCCAGCTCGGGCCAGCGTTGGGACTAAACCCACAAGCGGCCACCACAAAAATATCAAGAGGGATAAAAAGCATTGAGGATTTAATAAAGATATGTGACTATTGCGGCGCAGATCTGACAATCACGACTAAAGACGGTACAGTTATACGGCTAACCATAGACGACATAGAGAAGACAAAAAGTAAATAGTTAAACAGTAAAGGGCACTTGCTCAATGCAAGCGCCCTTTCTATATTCAAGCAGAAGCTATAGGCTTCTGCTTTTTTCTTTTCGTAGACAATTTCGAGACTTTTGGGGGGTACCGCTTACTGTCTGCTCGGTATATGGTTATATATAGAGAGAGCTGTACCAAGTGCAGACACACGCAGAGCAGAGCACCAGCAGCCGGCAACGTGCCGCACGAATAGGCAAAGGTACTTCCCAGAGGGGGTGCGGCCCGAAGGTCGAGGAGCGCGCGGCGTCTGTCTCTAAAAAAATAAAAAAATTTACTTCGAAATTTCGAGGTTGCAAATGAAAGAAAAACAGAACGATGAAAACAAAAACTTAACAATTAATGGCACAAAAAAAGACAGCTCCGAAAAAGTGTTACAAAAAGCACAAAAAAGCGAAGAAAAACGATCAAGCAGACTTCGGAGAAAAGCCATTCCGTCATATTTGCAAATAACTGCCGATGATAAATTGATCGTCAGGAGCAGCCAGGTATGCAAAATCTTTGGAATCAGCGATCGAACTTTGTCGACGTGGACAGCTCGCGGAGCGCCGCAATATAAACGTGGTTGGTGGGATTTGGCGGTGCTGATCGAGTGGCGCATAAAGTCTGCTGGATTCGGGCGAACTGACGGCGGGACGACAAATGAAGCTAAAAAGCTCAATGCAGATGCCAGGCTGAAAGAAATTAAGGCGGACATTGAGGAAATGCGGCTGGAACGTATGATGGAACGCCTCGTACCGCTGGAAATGGTGGAAGAAGAAATGACAGCGTGTTTTGCAAATGCCAGATCAGGCCTGCTCCGGATAGGCGAAAAGGTTTTTACTGAGCTTCATGCTCAGTATCCGGAAATCATGCACGATGTACGGAGAATAGTCAATTATGAAATCGAAACAGGACTTGACCGTCTATCAGAATCTAAGTTTTATAAACGATGAGCAAATAGAAAAGTGGCAGAATGCACTTGAAGATATCGGCAAAAAAGCTTTTGCCAAGTTGAAACCACCAGAAAGAATGAGCGTTTCTGAATGGGCCGACCATAACAGGGTACTTCCAGTAGGATCTACTTCAAAGCCTGGGCTTTGGTCGACAGAGTTTGTGCCATATATGCGTGACATTATGGACGCCTTTGCTGATGAAAGCGTCGAAGAAATTGATTTTATCAAGGCATCACAAACCAGCGGCACCGAAAGTGCCCTTAATATGCTGGGTTATACCATAGATCAGCGACCGCACAGGCTTTTATACGTTATGCCGGACGAGGAAACCTACAAGGAATTTTCAGAAGAACGTTTGCAGGTAATGCTTAATAGCTGTAGCTGCTTTAAAGGTAAATTTGACGAAAATGCTAGCCGTGACGGATTTTTGAAATTTCGGGGCGGGTTCTGTAAGTTGACAACGGCAAATTCGCCATCGAAACTGGCGAGTTTGTCCATACCATACATCATCATGGACGAAGTTGATAAATACCCACGCTGGGCAGGCAGGGAAGCAAACCCAATCAAGCTGGCGCGTGAACGATCAAAAAACTGGCCGGGCATGATGAAATTAGTTCTGATCTCTACGCCGACGATCAAAGAAGGCAATATCACCAAAGCCTACAACGAAGCCGACGTTAGATATAAATATTATGTACCCTGTCCGCATTGCGGGCATATGCAGCCGCTGACTTGGGACGGTGTAAAGTTTGATAGTAAAGAACATGCGACAGTAGTCGAGTATCAGACACATTACGAGTGCTGTGAATGTCATGGAATCATCAAAGATCACCACAAACCGGAGATGCTGCGGCGCGGCAAATGGGTGGCGCAGAATGAATGCAAGGGTAAGCCGAAAAGAATAGCTTACTCCATCAATTCTATTTACAGCCCATGGATAACGTTTGGACAGGTGGCGGCAGAATTCCAGAGATCCAAAGACGACCCTGCTGATTTGATGAACTTTATCAACTCGTGGCTGGGCGAACCGTGGGAAAATCTTTCTGCCAACATGGATATCGGCAGCGTTTTGGAACAGCGTACAGAGATACCAGCTCATGTTGTACCTGCATGGGCCCAACTGTTGACTGCTGGCGTAGACGTACAAAAGGATTATTTTTACTGGACTATTCGCGCATGGGGCGCAAAGCTTACAAGCCAGAATATAGCTTACGGTATGGCCCGGACATGGGAAGAGCTGGAAGCCGTTATGGATAAATTCTGGGCGGATGAAGAGGGAGAGCTGCGGTGGCAGGTCAACGCCTATTGCGTCGATTCCGGTTACAGGACGGACGAAGTTTACGAATACTGTAATGCTCGTCACGGCGTAGCGATTCCCTGCAAAGGGTCCAGTACGCCAATGGTAGGTAAATACCGTCCGGCGAATATAGAACCCAAAATAAAAGGCCTCAGGCCGTCGCTTTTGTATATCGTTGATACAGACCAGTACAAAAATATAATCGCATCGAGACTGCACAGGCCTATTGGCATAGGTGCATGGATGCTGAATAAGGACACGGAGCTTGTTTACGCGGAGCATTTGACGGCTGAACACAGAGTAGTAACGACTAAAGGCAGCAGACAGACTGAAACGTGGGTCAAAAAAACTTCGGCCAAGCAGAACCACTGGTGGGACTGCGAAGTATATGCTTTTTTGGCGGCAGATCTCAGTCACGTTTCGCTTCTGGAAGAATTGCCGGAAGAATAGGAGGGAAAACATGGCAACGATTAAAGAACAGCTGGACGCCATTGACGCAGCAATCAATGCTATTCTGACGACAGGCCAGCGGATAAAAACACCGACCGCAGAAGTTGAACATGCCAGTCTGGCAGAACTGCGCAGCGAGCGTGCAAGGCTTGAAGAAAGGCTGGCGCTGGAAAATGGCGGCGGTGGTAGCGGCGGAATAGTCCGCGGAATTTTTTTAGGATAATTTAGGATAAGGAATGATAAGAAATGTCAAATAATGCCAGAAATCCTACCATGGGAAATGATTTGAATATTATCGATCGTACGATAGCATTTTTTGCCCCGCAAAAAGCATGGGAGCGAATGCAGTATCGGCGTGCTTTAGGCGGTTACAAGGCGGGAGACCAGAACGCCAGCCGTGCTAACTGGCAACCGATGATCGGTACTGGCGAGAGTATCAATAAAGTGTCAAGAGACAGGATGAGGGCCAGGGCTAGAGATGCTGAGCGCAACAGCGATATTGCCAACGGTATCCTGCTTGCCTATCAGCGCAATGTAGTTGGTCGTGGCTTTAACCTGCAGGCCAGGACAGAGGATGATACCTTTAACAAAGCCGCTGAAAAACTTTGGCGGCACTGGTCAAAGCCTGAAAACTGCGACTTGACAGGGCAGCAGTCGCTGCGTGAGATGCTGAACATGATCACTCAGCGAACGCAGGTAGATGGCGGGATAGTTATTGTCAAAACGTATGTGCAGGATAAAAAATATCCTTTCAAAGTGCAGATACGGGAAGTTGATGATATTGATGCCATGGGCCGCATGGAAGCGGACAACGGCAATGTTATCTGTAACGGTATCGAGCTTGACCAGTATAACCGTCCGGTAGCGTATTACCTGAAAGAAACTGATCCTAACGGTTTTAGTGACTATAAGGTAACAAGGGTAGAAGCGGACAGGATTATTTATTTCTGGCAGCGGCGGCGTCCTACTGAATACAGGGAGATATCCCGACTAGCGCGGACACTACCAAGGATACGCGACACTGACGATTATCTGGACACAGTGAGTTTTGCTCATAAAATAGCTGCGTCACTGGCGCTGGTAATTACCCAGAAATTCCCTGACGGCATTGCCGGAGGTATTGGTCGCAAGGTACAGGGCTTGCTTGAAAAAATGGGCGAACCTATACCTGAAGACCAGAAAATACAGGGGTTTACCGGCGGCGATATTCTATATCTGCAGCCGGGTCAGGATGCTACCAGTGTCGTACCAACAGGGGCGGCGGCTGAGACCAAGGATTTCACAACTACGCAGCAGCGGCTGGCGGCGGCAGGACAGGGATTGTCACATGAAAGTGCCAGTAGGGATGTGAGTGAGGTCAATTATTCCTCTGCCCGGCAGAATCTGTTGGAAGACGAAAAAACCTATCTTGATATGCAGATGTCTTTGATTGAGCATGTATTAAGCAAACTTTATGAAGAAGTTATCAAAGCAGGTTATCAAACAGGTATGATCGACGCCCAAAAGTATCCTGATTTTTGGGAAAGGCTGGAAGAATATTTGGAACATGAGTTTATTCCGCAAGGAATGCCGTGGATTGATCCTCTGAAAGAGGCCAACGCCAAAAAGATCGGCATTGAATCAAAAACGCTCACCCGCAAAGCCCTTGCGGCCAGCGAGGGTAAGGATTGGAAGGAAGAGCTAGAACAGCTGGCAGCTGAGCAGAAAATGATGGAAGAACTCGGATTAATTGTGAAAGGAGAGGATAAAAATGCCAAGTCAAAGCAAGACACTGACCCGGCAGCAGGCGGCCAAAGCCCCAAGGATGAGGGCAGCGTCGCTGACTAATTTTAACGCTTCGGAGCGTACAGCGCGGCTGTCATTTGCGTCAGAAACACCGGTACGCGATTACTGGTATGGTAAGGAGATTCTGCGGGTCAGTGATAGCAGCATGAACACTGAGCGTTTCAGTGCAGGTGTGATGCCGGTACTGTTTAATCACGACAGAGATAAGGTTATTGCAAGGGTGGATAAAATCTGGACCGAAGGCAGCAAGGCGTATGCCGACATTACTTTTGACGATGATGAGCTTTCTGAGCGTATTCTGAAAAAAGTGGAAAGCGGTAGCCTGCGCGGTGTATCGGTAGGGTACAACATCCAAAATTACAGTATTATCGAACGTGATGAAACCAGTACGGACGGTATCGAGGGCCCAGCGCTGATAGCTGACAAGTGGGAAGTTTTTGAAATCAGTATCGTTTCAATACCGGCAGATGCGGCTGTAGGAGTTGGCCGCAGCAGATTGTACAGTCCTGACGTCTTCCGTGATATGGGAGACGGAGCAGGGGCGGAAGAAGCCGAGGAAACTGAGGTAGAGAAACCAAATCCTGACGGCGGCGAACGGTCCGCTGAGCTCCAAGAAGAAAAAAATAATTACGAAGGTGAGGAAAAGGAAATGACACCAGAAGAAAGAGCAGCACTCGCGGCGGAGGCCCGCACTGCAGAAAACCAGCGGCAAAGTAATATCCGCGCATTGTGCCGTGAATTGAAAATCGAAGAAAAGGATATGGAGGCAATGCTCAAAGATGAGGACTGCACCATGGAAAAGGCAAATGAACGGGCTTTGGCAATTTTGAAAGAGCGGATGAAACCTACCGCTCCGCCTAAAGTAACAGTTACTCAGGATGAAGCCGATAAAAAACGCACAGCTATCGTTGACGGTTTGTTCCTGCGCCATGGCGGCATCTTGGAGAAGCCGGCAGACGGCGCTGATGAGTTCCGCAACTGCCGCTTTGCTGATGTGGCAAGAATGACGTTGCAGGATGCTGGCGAAACCGGCATCGGTCGCATGACTGATCGTGAACTGTTTGCTAGAGCGCTGACTACTACCAGCGCATTGTCTGCTATTGCTGATAATCTGGCGCATAAGAGCCTGTCCAGCGGTTACAACGAGGTTGCGACGACCTATGGAGCATGGACCCAGACCGGCAGCAATACTGATTTTAAAATTGCCAAGCGTTACCGCATTTATGACGCTATGGCACCGGTTAAAATTCCTGAGGGCGGCGAATTCAGTTACAGTGAATTGCTGGATGAATCCGTAGGCGTACAGTTGGCGACCTATGGTGACGCTACTAATTTTACCCGCGAAATGATGATCAATGACGATCTTGATGTCTTGGTAAAAATCCCGAAGCTGCTGAGAACATCTATGGAACGTTATAAAAATCATTTGGCCTATAAAGCGCTTATCGATGCCAATAATTACAGCTCTGCCAAGGGCAATCTTGGTACAGCGGCGGCACTGTCGGTCAAGTCTTTGGGTGAAGCCAAAAAGCTGATGCGTAAGCAGAAGCTGGGCAATAATACCGTACTGAATATTGTGCCTAAGTATCTGATCATTCCGGCAGCATTGGAAACGGTGGCTGAACAGCTGCTGACGTCTACAGCAGATCCGGAAGGCAAAAACAGCGGCGTAAGCAATCCGGCAAACAGAACCCGCAGTAATCTTGAACTGATCGTTGACGCCACGCTGGATGAATTGAGCGGTGAAACTGCTTATTATCTGGTAGCTACCAAAGGGATGGTAGATACGATCGAGGTTTGTTATTTGAATGGTAATGCAGCGCCAATCATTGAAACTGGTACTGACTTTAATAATCTGGGCATTAATTTTAGAATGTACCATGATTTTGCAATCAACGTACTGGATACACGCGGCCTGGTTAAAAACGCCGGCAAATAAGGGAGGGAAAAGAAATGTTTAAACGTAAAGGTGAAAATCTTGATTATACATGCACTGCTGACGTGGAACGTGGCGAAGTTGTTGTTATTAACGACGCGCTGGGTGTAGCGGCCAGCACAGCCAAAAAGAATGATGTGATCGCTGTTTATATGGCAGGAGTTTTTCTGCTGCCCAAGGATAGTTCTACAGAATTACAGCAAGGGAAAAAAGTATATTGGGATCCGGCTGCGAAGAAGGTAACTGTGGATGCTAATGACGGCGCAGAATCCAATCCGACCGCTTATCTTGAAGCCGGCATTGTGTGGGAAACGGCACTGGCCAGCGCAGATAAAGTGCAGGTCAAAATCGGTTAAAAGGAAAAGGCGGCTTAGTCCGCCTTTTTCACAAGGTGAATTATGAGCAGTATCGCAGATGTTATAAAAAAAGCTATCTTTGGCAGCGTTCTGTCAGAAACAGTATCTTACCAGGATCGGGAAATCAAAGCGATTGTCAGTATCGGAACGCCGGTCGTGCGCAAAAATTTCTTTCGTGGGATTACCGTCAATGATGTAGTCAGTGACGAGGCTTCTTTTACTTTGTTGGAAGAAGATGCACAGGAGATTAAAACTGGCGATCAGATTATCCATAAAGGTGTGACATGGTATGTCAATAAACAGATAGCGCAGGACACTATCGGCAAGACAGTTACCTTCGGAGCTTCGAAAAATACCAAAGGTTTTGCGAGGGGGTTTGAAAAATAATGTATTTCAAAATCGATCTCGAAGATGGTATCAGCCCTGTTGTGCAGCGTTGGCTAAAGAATAACCCGCGTTTCATAAGCTCTGTACTGAAAAGTACCGGTTATATGGTGCAGAACGAGTTGAAAGAAGCGGTGCGCGGCAAATTTACAGGGCAAAGTTGGCCGCAGCGTTGGACGCTGCAAGACAGGCGAAAATTATCGAGGACTGCGCCTGGCGTATGGTATGGACGTTTGAAAAATGCTTTAGGCTATGCCTATAATTCGGCAGATAGTAGCGTCAATGTTGGCTGGACCAGCAGGACAGCAGCGTTTGAAGGCAACGTGCAGGAGGAAGGCGTAACTAAACAGGTAACGCCGGGTTTACGCCGGTTATTTCATAAGCGAGGCATCCATCTGCGGGCAACGACGACAAAGCTGGTGACACCAGAGCGACCGTTTATTGAACCGAAATACATGGATATCCGAGATAAAATACCTGCTTATATCACGCAAAGGGTACAGGAATACATGGATAACGGCGGGTTTGTTAAAAATGTAGGAAAGGGCCGTAAATATACGGTTTACAGTGGCTTAAATGCAGCAGCAGATTAACATGGTGGAAATGAGCCGTAAACTGGCGGTACATTTAAAATCATCGGCAGAACTTGAAGCTTACTGCCAACAGGAATTTGGCAAAAGCATAACGACGGTGGTTGAATATCGTAATGTCAATGAGATACCGGACTTGGAGACAGCTCCTTATATTATGTTTTATAACGCTGGCAAGACAGAAGGACTGACTAAGAAGGTCCATTATCAGGTCGATATCGCTATCGGCGTTCCCGGCAGCGTCAGTGATTCGTATCTGGAAACAGAAGAAGGCGTTTTAGTTTTAAAAAGCTATAAAAATGTTTCTGATATCATGCAAATCATTCAAAGCGAGCTGAACGCCTACCAGAACAAGAAAATACCACCTGAGGTATTTTCCGCAATTTTTACCGGCGAAGCTGATCAGGCAGGCTTACTTTGGACAGGTATGATCCATTGCGAGTGGGAATTTCAGCAAATATTAGGACCGCTGGGCATGATCGATTTTTAATCTACATGCTAAAAACAACGGTTAAAATACGGTAAAATGCGGTAAGATACCGCTAAATTTAGCACAAAGAATAAAGGATGTGAGAGTAATGGCAATAGGAGAACAACAGCAGGGCGTATATACCCAAAGTTTAATGGCGTTTGAGGACGCTTTTGGTAAAGATCCGGCAGATTTGAGCAGCAGGGCTATTTTGCTGCCGTTCAATTCTAACGCGCTAACGGCCAGTCAAAACAGTACCGCTCCGGGAACGATTACGGGCAGACGTGATCCGGTAGAGCCTATTTACGGCAATATCGATGTTGCAGGACAGGTCGTTGTACCTGTGGATGCTACGTCTTTCGGCTGGTGGCTGACAGCGGCGTTTGGTGAACCAACAACGGAAGATGGGACTGTTGAAGGAACTTATAAGCACGTTTTTAAACCGTCGAAGCGGCAGCCTTCTTTGATTATGGAAAAAGCCTTTCCTGATATCGGCGTCTATACTAAATACAATGGCTGTAAGGTAAGCACACTGGAAATAACGACCGGCGGAGACGGCGAACTGGTGGCTAATATCGATATGATGGGCGCCAATGAAACGATCAATAAAGCGACGATCAGTACGACGCCTAAAACTCCGGTCATGGATAGATTCAATAATTTTATGGCGTCTTTTAAGCTTAATGATGAATTGGCGGCAGTATGTACGGAAGTATCTATGAATATGAATTTCAATCTAGACGGAGATACTTATGCTATTGGAGGCAAAGGATTCCGAACGGCATTGAATGAAGGCATATTGGAGCTGAGCGGCAGTATGACGGCATTCTTTACCGACAGCAAATTCATTGAATATGCAGAAGACAGTACAACAATCAGCGCTGAGCTGATTTTTGAAACAGGCGACTTTAAATTGTCATTCCTGTATCCGGAAATGAAGCTGGCACGGAATACGCCTCCTATTGACGGACCGACAGGTATCAGTCAGCAGTTGGATTATAACGCTTTTTATAAGAGTAATGATCAAAACAGCAGCGTAATAGTTACGCTTATCAATAAAACAGCATCGTACACGAAGGGAGCTTAATCGTAATGGCTATAAAAAAAATGATTGAATGCAGATGTATGACGTGGGAAGAGAACGCCATGCATGATGATCTCGTAGAAGAATTACTGGACAAAGAACCCCAAATATCAGGAAGAAAAGTTTTGCAAAAAATGGCGCCATGGGTACTGGAGACAGTTTACAAAGTCAAAGTCAGCGACTTTACACCGGGCGAGATTGTTGAGATCTATACACGCACCAAAGAGCTGACAGCACATGTACGCTCAGAAGAAATAAAAAACTTGAAGCCCTTGTCGTCTGGCAGCGCGAACGGGCCGGATACTGCAGAGACTGCCGGAAAATCCAAAAAGTAAAGCAAACACTTGATTGTAATACCTGCGCTTACCGCGCACCGGAGCTGATGGAAGGTAATCGTGAAGCGTATGCGGCGTGGTATGCAATCCGTAACTGCAGACGTTATGCAGTCGGTATGACCGGAGCTATTCTGCTGGGTATCAGCTGGCAGGACGCAGATTACATTCTGAATAAGTATGGTTTTCGCGTATCGGCGCTGATGATGCAGAAGCTCCAAAAACTAGAAGATTTAGAGATAGAAAACAGCCTGAGGAAGGAAGGTAAGTGAAGTGGCAAAGAATGTAGCGGAAACCAGAGTAAAAATATCTCTGACGGACGGCATGAGCGCTGGGCTATTAACGGCACAGAAAAACTTAACCGGACTGAATCGGGCTGCTTCGTCTACATCAAGTATTTTTAAAGGCGTGACGATGCAGGCGGCAGGACTGACTGCGGCTTTGACTGGACTGTATGGAGTTTCCGAAGCGGTAGGGAACTTGATCAAGGCTCCGTATGAATTCGCCAAAAACATGGAAACCAATCAGATCGGCATCAGCGGTATTCTGCAGTCGATGACCAAACTGGACGGCAAAACGCTGGAATGGAATACGGCTATGCGGATATCCGGCGGCATTTTACATGACCTGAACGATGCGGCCCTGCGAACGGCGGCAACCAGCGAAGATTTGATTGAGGCATTCAGAGCGCTTTTAGGTCCTGGTCTTGCTGCAGGAATGAACATTGAACAGCTGAAAGAATTTACGACTATCGGTACCAATGCAGTAAAGTCTATGGGCTTGCCCAGAAATCAGATAGTGCAGGAACTGCGTGACCTGGTGCAGGGTGGGATTCGTCCGCAGTCGAGCACACTTGCAACATCTTTGGGTTTGACTGACGCCGATATCAAGGCTGCAAAAGAAAGCAGCGAAGGCTTGTATGCGTTTTTGATGAAGCGCATGGAAGGATTTAAAGCAGCAGCACTGGCTACACCGAAAACCATGGCTGGATTGCTGGATCAGATTAAGGAAGGATATACCCGTACTGCGGCAGACGGAACGGCCGAAATCTACAGTTATTACAAAGAGCTTCTGGGGAAGGTAGCTAATCTGTTTTTGGATCAGGAAACTTTTAAACTGGACGAGGACCTGATTAAAAATGTAAGTGCTTTTAGTACCCATGTTGTAAATGCTGCCAGAGGTTTGGAAAATGTGGCCAGCGCAGGCTGGACTGTTATAGGGCCGGCCCTTGAAACAGCAGGGACGGCGGCCGGAGTTTTGGCAGATAATACCGAGCTAATCGTCAAAGGATTTGCAGCGTGGAAGTTGGGCGGTATAGTTATTGATCTTGGCAATGTCGTGACACAAACAAATAATGCGTATCAGGCGCAGACTTTGCTTGGTACGGCGGTGCAAAAGGTCAGCGGCTATTGGAACACCAACAAAATAGCGGCGCAGGGAGCATACCAGCAGGAGATACAGGCGGCAGAGAATGCGGCGGCGGTGATCAACCAGACTGAGCGTCAAAAACAGGCGGCAAAAAGGCAAACAAAAGTTGTTGAAGAGGCTTTTAGCAAAGCCATAAGAAATAATAATTCTGTTCTTGCCATTGAGCTAAAAATGGCAGCGCAGCATTATCAAAACTTGGGATTATCGGCCGAAAAAGCCGGGCAAATGCAGTTACAGGCGGCAAAAGTGGCTGCGAAAGGGCAGTTGGATCTGGCGAAACAGATCCTTGATACTCAGGAAAAACATATTCTGGCCGCTAATGCGGCGCTGGACCATGGCAAGAAACTGCAGGGATTACAAAATAAAGCCATGCTTTTGGGGGGAACACTTACAGGACTTGGTGTTACTGTACAAATGCTGTCAGATGACACGGAAAGTTTTTCGTATAAACTGGCGGGAACAGCAGTCAACGCAGGAATTACTATAGGAGCAATAGGAACGCTTATAGGATGGCTGGGAAAATTGGCACTTGCCTACAAGGAAGTAGCCACAATGGGTGCTGCGGCTGGATTACTTTCTACTGTCGGTATTGTCGGTGCTGGTGCTGTTGGGATAGGTGCGGCAATTGGTGCAGGAACTGTGGGGATTTATGCAGCAAAAGAAGGACTAAGCTTTGAAGACCTTGTTGACAGATGGACTGCGACACCACAATCCAGAGAAGAAGAACGGCTGGAAAAAAAGAAGAAATTTAGGGCGGAACAAGATGAAATTGCGGCACGCCAAAAAGAAATTGACGATGCTAGAAAAGCCGCGGAAGAAGCTTCGCGGTTGGCTTTGAACAGTTTTGGCGGCAGTGATGATAAAGGCAAAAAAGCTAAGGGCGGTAAGTCAGAAGCAGAGAAACAGGCTGAAAAGGCATTAAAAGAGCTGACGAAATGGCAGGGCAAGGTAAATGAGCTTGCCGAGGATCTGCAAACTAAAATAACTGAACAGACTGGTTCCAAACTCGATATAGCCACAGCTTCGCTGACGGCAGAACTGGAAAAAATGAATTCTACCATCGAAAATGCGAAGGTGGCGGGTGTTGATAATGAGGCGTTAAAAAGTGTTCAGGCCCAGATAGATTTATACAAAAAATTAAAAGAAGAGCAAAACAATCGTGACTGGATAACCGAACAGCATAAACTGCGGATGGATAACCTGCAGGCAGAGGAAGATGCACAGAGCCGGCATATCAGCGTAATCAACGAAATGCGGGTCCGGGAGCTTGAACTCTACAAGGAGAAGCTGCAGGAAGAGCTTGCGGCTACTAATTTGACTGAACAGGAAAAGCTGCGGCTGCGGCAGGAATTTGCAGCGGCCAATCAGGCACTGCAGGATGCGCAGGCGACCGACCTGAAAGCGTCTTGGGACAATGCCCTGGAATACATCAAAAATAAGCAGTTCAATCAGTTTGAGACTATCAAAGGCGGCTTTGATGACATACTAAGTACGATGACTAATTTTGGGCAGAATATGATCACGGAGCAAAAGTCTTTTTCAGAAATGGCAGACAGCCTGTTCAAAGATTTAGCCAACAGCATTATGAACACGATGTTGAAAGTTATCATGCAGGGGCTGGTAATGAATTCCATCATGAGTATGTTCGGCATGGGCGGCGGTGGCGGATTTGATCTTGGCGGTATTCTTAATAATCCTTCCAAATTTAGCGTTGGCGGAACAAGTTATGCAGGCGGCTCTTTTATGGGAAAATTTGCACAAGGCGGGTATACTGGTCGTGGTTGGGCGCTTGTCGGAGAAGAAGGACCGGAATTACTTGATCTTAAAACCCCGGGCCGCGTTTACACCGCAGATCAGACCAGAGCCGCCTTAAGCGGGAGTGCGGCAGGTGGAACAACAAAAATTATTGTGCAGTTGGAAAACAAAAGCGGTACGCAGCTAAAAGCATCCGAGCAAAACACTACCTTTGACGGCAAGAACTATGTAGTATCAGTTCTGCTGGAAGCGGTGGCAACTAATTATATGGGAACGCAGAACATTTTAAGGGGCGCTTTGGGAACGCCGTAAGGAGCTGAGAGCATGGCAGCAGTTGTTTTTCCGGATATTACGGCACCGTCTTATCCAATCAAGGAAGATCCTGAGGACAATTCCATTATGTCAACCTATGAAGACGGTACGACGCAGGCGCGGCGAAGGTTTACTAAAAGCCGTATGACTTTTGGCTTGACGTGGAATTCATTATATACGGATGAATATCAGAAGTTGAAAGACTTTGTGCAGAAAAAGGTTTATTTTGCAGCGGTAGCTTTTGAATGGACAAATCCTCATACAGGTATAACCTATACGGTGCGCTGCACAAAATTCAGCGGTAATCTGAAATATACAGACTATTACAGTGCTGAGATGACGCTGCAGGAGGTATGAAGTGTTACAGATATCATCAGTCATAAAAGAATTGAAAAATCAGTTATCAAGTGACAGCTGCTGGATTTTGTTACTGGAACTTGATACCAAAATAGAAGGGCTGGAACCAATCAGAGTGGCCCGTAATAACGAGGATATTGCTTATCGTGGCAACACCTATATTGCTTTTCCGCTGGAACCGCCGACGATATCGGAAGATACTACCGGAAGCATACCGTCTTTTGAATTGTCAATCGATAATACATCCAGAGCGGCTACGTGGTATATGGAAGAAGGCGAGGGCGCGATCGGCGGTATAGTGAAGCTGATGGTAATCAATACTTCAGCTATCGACGAAGACCCTGTACTGGAAGAGGAATTCAAGGTACAGAAAGCAGTAGTTAACGATAAGTTTATCAAGCTGACGTTATCTGTTGATTACTACATCAATTCCAGGCGTCCGGTAGGTCGCTTTATGAAGAATAACTGCAATTTTAAATATAAAGGACTGCGCTGCGCAGCGACATCTGATCTGCCGGAATGTGATCATACGTTAACTGCCTGCCGTGAGCGCAAGAACAGCGCCAGATTTGGCGGGTATCCTGGTATAGACCAGAAAGGGGTATACGTATGATAGAGTATGCAGACTTGATCGGCGCACCATTTAAATCACATGGGCGCGATATTAAAACAGGCGTTGACTGTTATGGACTGGTGCAGGCTGTGTTTAGGCGTGAAGGAATAGAACTGCCGGAATTTGACGCAGATTATAACGACTGCAAAAAAATAAACGCTATCGTTCGCGGGGAAGAGAAGCGGGCGAGCATATGGCGCCGGCTGGAAGTTCCTAAAGTACCCTGTATCGTGACTATATCTTTTGGCGTAGCCAGAAGCGTTATCAACCATACCGGCGTTTATATCGGCGGTAATAAGTTTTTGCATATTAGGGAGAATATCGGTGTTTGTGTAGACGATATCAACAGCCCGGCTTGGCGCAAAATAATCCACGGCTATTATGAGTACATCGGGAAGGAGTGAAAGCGGTATGAATGACAAGATCAGAGTAGTCATTGTCCGCAATCCGTTCCAGCCTGATGAAAACAGGGAAGTACATCTGCTGGCACCTGATGAATATAAAACACTACAGGACTGTATAAGTGCTTATGAGGCGATCTATGCCGGCAGTGACGGCTTTAGAGTAACTGTCAACAGTTATGTTGTCGAAGACTTTAGCAGCGCAGTTAAAGCGGGTGATTTTATAGTGATGTCGCCTGTAGTTGGCAAAGGCGGCAAAAGTGTTTTGGGTTTGATCGCTGCCGTGGCGCTGTCAGTAGTATCTTTTGGCGTTGGTGGTTTGGCGGCAGGCGGATCATTTTGGGGAGGCCTTGCAGCAGCTTCTGGATGGGCCGCGGTAGGTGGTTATCTTGCGGCAGCAGCGGTTATGTTTCTAGGCGGCAGTCTGGTATCAAAAATGTTTGCCGGTAAAGTGGACGTAGGAAAATACAATACCGAAGGCAGTGAGGCGACTTACAGCTGGAACGGTATCCAGACTATGGAAGGGCAGAACAATCCAGAGCAGCTTACATATGGCAAGGTCAAAAGCGGTGGACAGAGCATAGCTAAATTTGTCGACAATGATAATAACGACCAGTATTTGAATTGGCTGATCGCTGCTGGCAGTGGACCGCTGGAAATAACAGAAGTGAAGTTAAATGATAACGATATCGGCAATTATGAGGGCGTGAAACTGGATATACGACCGGGAATCAATGATCAGGCGATCATCGACAATTTCAACGATATCAGGTCTACAAAAAGTCTTGGCTATGAACTTGAAGGTGAGTGGCGGCAAGATGTTGTTACCGGAAGCGCTACACAGGGCATAATTATTGATATCGAATTCAGCCAGGGACTATATCATGCTGATGACGACGGTAACCTGGTTAATGCATGGGTTGATTTGGCGGCTGATTATGCCTTGCGCGGCAGCGACGAATGGAAGCCTATTGTCAGCGGTTATACTCTTATAACGTCAAATCCTGTCAACGCCGTTCTTATAGACGATTCTGCAGAACTTGGAAACTGGAAGATCAGAGTAAATCGGGTGAAATCAGAAACTACAGATAGTGATGGAGATACTATTAAACAAATTTATTGGCGGATTAGTGTTGGGAAGCCAAGTGCAAAAGACGTCTGGATTTTTGCTGGTACTTTCGGTTGGTATTCCGACTCATTTTCACCGGGTGAAACAGGCAGTATCAATGTCGGGCCATTTAGGTTTGATAAACAAACAATGCAGGATAAAGGTGATGGCTATAGCACCAATATTGGAGTATCTAAAAATGGACGTGTAACAGCAGCACAATCATCAGCTGTGCGCCGCAGCTTCCGCATCGATAATATCGCTCCCGGAGAATACGACGTGCGTGTAAGAGTTGTAGGCAGGTCTGCATCCACGACCAGTACCCGTGACGGGGTGAAATGCTGGTGGACGATGGTAGAAGGTATTGTCTATGATGACTTCATTTATCCTGACATGGCGCTGATCGGGATTAAAGCACTGGCAACCAGCCAGTTGAATGGTACACCGACTTTAACCTTTATGAAAGAACGCGCTAATGTCTGGGTATGGAATCCATATGCAAAAGCCTATGAAGAAAAGCCAGCCAATAACCCGGCGTGGGCCGCTTATGACTTTATTCATCAGGCGTCACAACTGACAAATATTCACACTGGAGAGCTTGAATTTGAAGTGAGAGGCGCTAAAGCAGAGCTGATGATGTATGACAAATTTGCTGAATGGGCAGAGTTCTGCACAGAATACAAATTGGAGATCAACATCGAGATCAATACTACCGGACGTTTACTGAATATGGTAAATGAAAAAATAGCACCGATCGGCCGCGGGTTGGTATTATGCTTTGGTACGAAGTTTGGATGTATTTGGAACGGACCGAAACAGCCGACGCAGATGTTCGGCATGGGTAATATTATTCAGGGTACTTTTGAAGAAAATTTTATGCAGTTATCGGACAGAGCGAACGCTTTGGAGATAACCTTTACCAATAAACAGAAAAACTATGAACGCGATACGCTGGTAGTTTACGGCAAGAGTTATGACGATCCGGATGCCTATGATAATACTACGCAGGTATCGTTTGACGGTATTACCAGCTACGAGCAGGCCTACCGTGAAGGTAAATTTCAATTGTACTGCAATCAATATCTGACACGTACTTACAGATGGAAGGCTGACATTGACGCCATAGCTTGTACAGTTGGAGATTTGGTATATATCAGTCATGACGTTACCAAATACGGCACTAGCGGACGCATTATAGAAGTAGAAGGTCCGAATATAACCTGCGGTGCCTTTATGGAGGATTACGATCCGGGCAAGGTATATCGGCTGCAGTATCGATCCAGTGAAACTGACAATATTTATAAGATCAACATTTTGCAAATCACAGTTAATCCGGATGATACGCAGCTGGTAGTCGATTTGCAAAGCGTGGCAGAGCCGCCTGCAATTGGGGATATTTTTGATATTGCCGAGGAAAGCATCGGCACCGTACCAGTGATTATCCAATCTATCAACAGGGACGGTGATCTGCGGCGGCAGATCGAAGCTATAATCTACAACGAGAATGTTTATAGTGAAAACTATAACATCCCTGAAATAGATTACAGCACGGCAGAGCGGGATGTAGCAGTAAATGTCATCAATCTGCAGGGCAATCAGGTTCTGTACTGCGATCCTATGAAAACGCGGCACAGCAGGATGTTCCTGTCGTGGCGGCTGCCTGATGGGGCGACGGCGACAAAGTTTAGCGTTCAGTTATCTTCTAATGGCGGGACCACATGGACTGTCGCCGGAGATACAACATCGACAAGCTTTGAAACAGAAACAACGCCAGGACTGGATTATCTGGTAAAGGTAGTGACGGTACTCGGATTATCAACTTCGACAGGCACAGTGATCTCTATTCTGGCTGCTACTGTCGACTTATTGCCGCCAAATGTTTTGCTGATTGACCATGATCAGCTCAACGATGGTACTAGGCGGTTTTGGTGGAACTATAATTACCCGAATCCCAACGACGTTGCAGGGTTTAAACTTAAATACATTCAGGGCAGTTATCCAACATGGGAGAAAGCGACAGATCTGCATACGGGACTTGTAACGCTGCAACCATTTGAAACAAAGGCTTTGCGTCAGGGTGTGCATACGGTAATGATCAAGGCGGTGGATAATGCTGGGCAGGAGAGTTATATGCCCACTTACGCCATATTGAACCTTGGCGATCTGCTGGAAGAGAATGTGCTTTATAAAGTAGATATCACGGCTGATAACTGGTCGCATACAGTGCATAACGGCGTGGTCCGGACAGATGGACAACTGCACGCCCAGCAGAATGTTTATTATTGGCAAAACTCAAACGTGCAGGCGTGGACAGCACCGACACTGGCGGCATGGCAGGAACGTTATAGTTCGTTCAATTTTATTTATCAGGCAATAGCACCTGCCAGCGGACAGTTTTGGCTGCAGTATGAAATTGATGGGCCGGCAGCCATTGAACACAGAAAAGTTGGTGATAAACCTGTGTGGAGCATATCGGAAGCGTCGGCTTGGGAAAAACCTCAATATCCTGCGTGGTTGGATGATACTACGATCTATAAACCTTATACCGGTAAAGTTTTGGTAAGAGCAGGAGACACAATTCAAGTAAGGGCTTCGGCGCAGGAGAACGTTGCCGAAGAAACAGTAATAAAAACTATGGATATGTTTATTGATGTTCCGGACAGAGAGGAGCATTTTGAAAACCTTAATGTACCCGAGGACGGCGTGACGCTGGATATCAAAACACCGCATTACTATACAACGGCAGTAAGGATTGATGCCGTACAGGACAGCACCGCCGGTGCTGTAATAATAAGAACGGCTATTATCAGCCGCAATCCGTGCAGAATAAAACTGCTGGATATAAATAATAACCCTGTCGCAGGCGTGGTTGATGTAACATGGCAGGGATTTGAAAAGGAGCTGATTTAAAGTGGAAATTCCTAAGTTTATAAAAGGCGTTGCAAAATACTTTACTTACGCCAGTGGTAGTGGCGAAACAACGCCGACGACGCAGGCTGACCTGCAGGAATTGATGAAAAACAATAATACTATCTTAGAATGTCTGGTTGATGGTCTTTGGCAGCCAGAAAAAGAAATGAAACTGAACCAGATAATCAGATCACCCAATATGCCGCCTAATACTGTTGCAAAAGTGACGTCGACGGGGACTACAGGAACGACTGAACCGGAATGGCCTGAAACGGTTGAGGCAACTGTGAGTGATGGTAGCGTAACTTTTACGATGGAATCACAACAGGCAAATATAAAAAAGAATATAATAGTAGATTTAATTTACCCTGTAGGAAGTATATATACGTCTGTAAATTCGACATCACCTGCAGATCTTTTTGGCGGTACGTGGGAGGCAATGCCGGCAGGACGTGTTTTGCTGGCACAGGGCACATCAGAATGGGGCGTAGAATACAAAGCTGGCAGTACTGGCGGCGAACATGAACATCAGTTATCTGTAGTAGAACTGCCAAAATTTACTCCTACTGGAAGTATGACAAATGTGCCTTTAACAGGAACGTTCACGATAAATAACTCTAATACAGGCGGCTTTGAGATACGTACCAGCGGAATAATTTCAAAGATTGGTATTCAAAGTAGACCAATCGCTGGTGGAGGTAGTAATTGGTATGAATTGGCTAATGGATTCGCTATCGATGCGACGCATGCGCATAAATTAACCTTTGAATCCATCGGCAGCGACAGCGCTCATAATATTATGCAGCCGTACCTGTCTGTTTTTATGTGGAAGCGCACGGCATGAGGAGGAAGTCACAAATGCAAGATTTAATTATTTATAACGAAAATCAGGTCATTATACAATCTAATAACAAAACATATCAAGAAACAAAAGAAAATTTTCTTGATGACTATGAGAAAAAAGTCAATTATCAAACTATTGATTATAATAGAACAACGCAAACTTGCTGGTTAAACGGTGAAGCATTTCAAGCGTATCCAAACACAGTATGTGAGGATATTTTGAATAGTATTGATACACTTTTGGAAAATCAGGCGAAGCGTGAATATATAGCGCCTACCATCGATGAGCTTAAAGCTATTAAGCTGTTAGAAGTAGATAATTGGATAGCAGATAAAATTACTGGCGGGTTCATATCTGAATGCACCGGTAAGCCTGTGAGGTATGATAGCGACAGAGATACACAAAACACAGTTTCTAGTGATCTCAACACAATCTATCTTTCGCCTGAAAAGTTTAATGAAAATTTCCCCAATGGATACCCAATGAGAGGATATCCAGAAAATGCAAATATTAAGCAGGTATATTTTTTAACAAAAG